TCACAACGTCACAGAATGGTTTGCCTATATGGTCAGAGAATACAACATAAGACCTCTCTGGATAGGATATGATGCGGCACTCTCCGGCTATTGGCGAGAAGAAATGGATTCTTACGGTTTTGACATGGAGAAAATCAGACAGGGACCATTCACATGGACTTATCCTTTTAAGGAATTAGCAGGATTATTTGAGGAGCATAGGGTCATATATCAGAACAATCCTGTTTTACTGTGGTGTCTTTTTAACACAGGAGTGAAATGCCTGAACAAAGACGGCATTGAATCGCAACAGCCGGTAAAACAGTCGTCTGTATTAAGGATAGACGGAACGGTTTCGCTTCTGAATGCGTTTACATGTTACAAGAACCACGAGGAAGAGTATTTATCTTATGTGAAATAGAGGAGAGGACATGGGACTTTTTAACAAGATTTTAGGAAACATCAAACTAAAAATATTAAATTCCTATTTTGGCTATACCGTATCAAGCGCACCGTTTGATGGAGAATTTTGGGATCATGACGTGGCAAGGGCAACGATTGATGCGATAGCAACGAGAGCGGCAATGGGAAATATGCGCCATGTGATCATGGAAAACGGACAGGTAAAGGAAACGGTATACGACAGTCCGCTCGCAAAAATGATAAATGAGCGACCAAATGATGTCATGTCTGGTTTTGAATTTAAATATCGTATGTTTGCAAATCTCGAAACGAAAACAACTGCCATTGCATATATAGATTGGCAGGTAGTGGATGGAAATGTGATTCCTGTTGGAATTTACCCGGTTGATTATGCAAATTATCAATTCAGGCAGGTCATAGGTGGAGGATGGGCTATCGAATATAACGATTTCGAAGGAAATACCGGATATTTGAGGTTGCAGGACTGCATCATCATGAGGAAGTTTTACAACAATCATCAGGCATCTGGTGATGGAAATGCACCGATTTACAAAGCACTGGATATGTCAAAGGCATCAGATGATGGATTTATTGAAGCTTTGCAAGTTTCCAACAAAGTACGTGGAATCATTAAACAGAAAAAATCAATGCTTGATCCGGAAGATGTAAAAGAATCGCAAAATAATTTTGCAGATCGTTTTAAGTCCGCAGCTCAAAATGGTGGAATTGTTGCAGTTGATTCCATGGAAGATTTTAGGGAATTGAACGTGAACGCTTATTCTGCAAATGCCGTGCAGCAGAAACAGATAGAGAGCAGAATCCGCAGCTTTTTAAGAACTTCCGAATCAATCGTGAACTCTGATTATACAGAACAACAGGGCATTGCGTGGGCGCAGTCGGTAATTGAACCATTATGGGAGATTTTTGCGCAGGCAGTTACGTGTTGCGGATTCACTCCGCAGGAGCGTGAAAAAGGAAATAAGATGATCATGTCGGGCGGCCGCTTAATGGGGGCCAG